GGCGGCGCGGACATCACCCAGATGGGTACGATGGCCGGTGGCCAATTCATCGACGTCACGGTCGGTATCGACTGGCTGACCTCGACGATACAGACCAATCTCTACGCGCTCCTCGTGAGCTCCGCGAAAGTTCCTTACACGGACAAGGGAACGGCGGCTCTCGAGCAGCAGGTTCAGGCGGCGATTACTCAGGGCGTTAATAACGGCCTCATCGACGGTAACTCGCCGATCACGGTCAGCGCGCCTCTCGTCTCGACGGTCTCTGCGATTCAGAGGCAGAACCGGATCGCTCCGACGATCTCATTCTCTTGTCGGCTCGCTGGAGCCTACAACGCAATTATCGTAAACGGGACGGTCACGTTCTAGGGGGGACTCCGGATGCCTTTATTCACTTATGACCCGAAACAAGTTGCCGTTATCATCGGAGGGAAGATCATCTCCGGGTTCGCGGACGGGACTTTCGTCAAGGTCGAGCGGAACGAGCAGGCGTTTAACCTTAAGGTCGGCGTCGACGGGGAAGGAACCCGCGCGAAGTCGAATAACCTTTCCGGAAAGATCACGCTAACGCTGATGCAGTCGTCTTCCTCAAACGACGACCTCTCGGCCTTCGCAGCGGCGGACGAGGCCGCGAATGCTGGGGCGGTCCCCGCGTACGTGAACGATAAGTCCGGCCGGAGTATCTTCACGGCCCTGACGGCCTGGGTTCAGAAGTACGCCGACGCGGAATACGCGAAGGAAGTCATGACTCGGACCTGGGTTCTCGAGACCGACGAACTCGTAATGAACGTAGCGGGTAACTAAGATAAGCGGGTGATGGTCAGTGACGGGCCACTCTGAGGCGGCATCACCCACGTAAAATTTGAAAGGGGCGCAAAATGCCACACGATAAGCACGGCAGAGAGATTCAGGTAGGGGACTTCGTAAAAGCGAAGCCCTATAACTATTCGAAGGTTCCGGTGGTAGGCCGGGTCGTCGAAATGAGAACGGGCCAGACCTGTTCCGGAGAGTTCGCTTGGCTCTCTCCCTGGGACGGAGTTCGTAAGGACGCGTTCGGCGCCGATGAATCAGAGCTCATCGTTAAGGCCGACGGAAGCGATCCCGCTCCGGTAGCGATCCCAGAACAGCCTCCTCAGCCGATCGAAGCCGCGCCAGCCGACGTGGCTCCGGCCGCTCCCGCTGAACCAGCCGCACCGGCACAGGCCTAACCGATGGCCAGCGAAAAGAACGAAAAGGGCCTCTACGAGGTCCGTATAGACGATTGCGTCTACGAGTTCGAAAAGTGGGGCGCCGAAGACTCTCTCGAGACCCTTCTCCGGATCGCGAAGATCGCGGCGAAGCCGATCGGGCTCGCGATAGCCGGTTTTATCGGTCCGGTCGCGGGCGAAGAGGGCGTGAAAGCCTCCGAAGTCTTCGATCGCGAGATCCGTCCGGATATGATTGCCGCCGCCTTCTCGGCGCTGACCGATAGCTTCAACGAAAAAGAAGCGATGGCGATCATCAAGAAGTTCGCGATTCAGGGTATCCTCGTCGACGGAAAAAAGCCGGTGTCGTTCAACCTCCATTACAAAGATCGCCTCGACCACTGCTTTAAGGTCGTCGCGGCTGGCCTGGAGGTCCAGTACGGAAATTTTTCGAGCGCTCTCATCGGCCTAATCGACTCGATGAGTCCCAAGCGTCCGAAACTAAAGGAAACGTCAAGTGGGCCTACTGGCGCCCCGTCCTCGGAAAGTGCGGCAGTCTCCACGAGGTAAAGAATCTCTGGTCGATTGACGATCTGTTCGATGCCCATGAAGCTCTCGACATCCAGGCCGAGCAAGCACAACATAGGGTTAAGAACCCTACGGAGTAATCGTTGGCCAATATCCGCGAATTCCTGACTAAATGGACGTTCCAATCCGAAACTGGCGGGCTCGATAAGGTCGATGAGCGGCTCGAGAAGATCCAGCATAGGCTCGAGTTCCTGGGCGCCGTCGAGGTCATTAAGGGGATCGTCGAGCTTGGGGAACGGTTCGCTCACTTCGCGGAAGAGCTCAACGTCGCCGCGGAGTCGGCCGGGATCACGGTCGAGGCATTTCAGGGGCTGGCGTTCGCCGCGTCCCAGAGCGCGATCGGACAGGACGAGATGGGGACCGCGATGGCTCGCCTCTCGCGGCATCTCTACGACGCCCGGATGGGGTCGGAAGAGGCACAGAAGGCCTTCATGCTGGCCGGCTTCACGTCCGATCAGATCATGAGCCTTCGGACGGGATCTGACGCCCTACTTGCCTTGGCGGATAAGTTTAAGAACATTTCGGACCCGATTCAGAAGCAAGCGATGGGTATGGAGCTTCTCGGCCATAACTCGACCAAGATGGTCGGCTTCCTTTCGAAGGGTTCCGCCGCGATTCGCGGTATAAGCGCAGACGCTCAGAAAATGGGTGCGGTCCTAGGGGGCCAGGAAGTCGAGGCTCTAGTCAAGTTGGAGCATGCCTTCCTAAAGGTCTACGCCATCTTTAAGACCTTCTCCGCGACGATCGCGGCCTACTTCTCCCCCTCGATCGAGACGGCGATTAACCAGATCGTCAGCTTCTACGAGGTCAATAAGAAGCTGATCGACCTCGAGCTTCGGAAGTGGATCTACGACATCACCTTCGCGATGGGCTTCGTCTGGGGGGCGGTTAAGTACGTCACCCAGGCCTTCTTCGATTTCGCGAAGTCTCACGAGGAGTTAACGCGACGAGGCGGAGAGTTCATTCTTGTACTCGGTGGAATCGCCGCTGCGCTATGGGTTGTCCAGAAGGGCGTCAGGACTGCCGTAGGCGTATTCAATCTGCTTAAGTGGGCGATTACCCCTGTCGCTACCCTTTTAACGTGGCTGTCGGCCGTAGAGTGGGCCGCCGTAGGTCCATGGATCGCCCTCGGCGTCGTACTTGCGGGTATCGGAGTCATCATTCACGATATCTGGCAGACCCTGAGCGGTGGAAAGCTCGAGGATACCTGGCTCGAGAAGCTCATGGGGGTCAAGTCCGGGCCGATCGGATGGCTCAATAGACTGGCCGGAGCCGGAGATACCGCCCAAGGGCTTTCGGCGGGGTTCGGAGCGGCGAAGACCCTAGGACCGCCTACGCTCGCCGAAGCGATGATGAACACGGGATCGACGACCAGTACGTCGATCGGTGGATCTGAGGTCGCCGTGCCTGTCACGATTTACACGAGCGGAGGGGTCGACACGAAGAACCTCGCGATCGATATATCCGCCGCCGTCAAGTCCGCAATGGACCGTAGCCATAGGGAGGCAGCGAGATCGCTTAAAGCGGTCCTCGCGCATTAACCTATGGGTCTAGTCGGGCAGGTTTTCGGAAATCAGACGAAGGTCCAGTTCATCCAGAATAAGAACACGGTCGTTCAGTTCGACGCGTCGATTAAAGAGCAGCACGTAAAGCAGTCGCCCCCGACGCAGTTCCCGGTCGAGAACGGGCAGATGATCAGCGACCATATCCTTCAGCGCCCATTTCAGCTCGAGCTGACCGGGATCATCTCGGATACGCCGATCGGAGGGGTTCAGTCCCTGATTACGGAAGCGGCTACGACCCTAACGGCGTCCCTCAAGCCGCCCGCGGGACTAACTAGTGCTCAACTACTCACCGGGGCGAGCGTCGCCGTCGGACTCGGAGCAGCACTTTTTTCTGCCTTCTCCGGATCGAAGAGCCCTTCGATTGCCGCCTACGCCCAGCTCCTTCAGCTTCAGGCGAACGGGCTTCCGATAAATGTCCTAACGAGCCTCTACCTTTACCAGAATATGTGGATCGAAGAGATCTCCGTTCCGCGCGACGCGGATACGGGCAAGGCAATCCTCTTTACGGTTAAGCTTGTTCAGCTTCAGCTCGTATCGCCGAACTCGGTCAACGTCGCGGTCTTCGCGAATCCGGGACTAGCCGCTGGCCTTGCCGATCTCGGGAGCGCTAGCACGGGTATTCCGAATGGCTTTCAGAACGGATTAAATACTTTCAATAATCTCGCGGGTGGTAACTGATGGCTGACGCCGCGAATTTTACCTTCCTCACGATCCCGGCCGTAAATAACCTTCCGTGGGTTAAGTTCCGGATCTCCCTCTCTGGGACGATCTACACGCTTCATCTTCGGTATAATTCGCGCTCTCAGCGATGGCTCATCGATATCAACGACTCTCAGGATAACCAGATCATCAGCGGTCTTCCGATCCTAATTAATCGAAACGTATCGGGTCAGTACACGACGCTATCTCTTCCTGCTGGCGTCATCTTCGCGACCGATGACACGAATCAGGACGTTCAGCCTACGCTCCTCTCTTTCGGGCTAGATCACACACTCTGGTATGCTGATCCCGGGAGTACGTAATGGCCGCTGGGTTTCAGTTTAATCAGGGGACTCAGTATCTTTTTAATCGGGTCTGGTCGGTAACGCTTTCGCCTCCTGGCCAGGCTGCGGCGTCCGAGTATACGCAGCTCCGGACTCAGTTCGATATAGAGAAGGGATCGCTCGGGACTTCAACAAAGTCTAAGATCGTCCTCTATGGATTATCGGCGGCGTCGAGACAGAAGATCGTAAAGGGATGGAACGTTCGACTTATCGCCGGATACAAGGGCTTCTCAGATACGATCTTCTCCGGTAATATTCTTCCGAACGGGATCGCCGTAAAACGCGATGGTCCAGAGATCATGACCACTATAGAGTCCGGCGACGGAGAGTCCGCGATCGTCCTCGGTACGTTCGATAAATCCTATCCTGCCCCTGCGATGCTATCCGTAATAATCTCTGATATCGTTACCGAGCTGGTTACGAAAGAAGGCCTCTCGAGGGGCGTCGTTGCCGGGATTCCTAACGTGATCTTTCAGAACGGCTTTACGGCTCACGGAGCAGTTAAGGATATGCTCGATAAGCTCTGCAAGACGAACGGTCTTCAGTGGTTCGTTCACAACGGAGCGATCAGCGTATTTCCGGTTACTTCCTCGAACGGAACTCCTACGATCCAAGTAAATAGTAGTACCGGGATGATCGGGGTTCCGAGCTCAGACGGGGGCTTCATGCACTTCGTGAGCCTTTTAAATCCTGGCCTTGTTCCAGGAGTCCCCATTCAGATGACCTCGAGCGAGAATCCTTCTCTTAACGGATTCTATCAGGTCCTAAGATCTCACTTCGAAGGCGACTCATGGGACTCTAAGTGGCAGGTCTCCTGCGAGTGTAGGCTCGTCTCTAAGCCGCAGTCTCCATTCCTCGGTCCGGACGTTGCTAATACTGGGGGGATCGCCTAATGGCGAATGATTATCAGGTAGACGATAACCCCTACGACCCGGCGATACAGGATCAACAGCCTCAGACGCTTCCTCCGGACGAAGTGATCCGCCTCGCAATGCGGACGTATATGCTTCAGCACTTCAACGTCTGGCGCCCGGCCCAGGTCATGAGCGTCCTAGGAAATAATCGGGTCAACCTTCAGATTCAACTTAAGTCGCTTTATATCGACGAGGACGTACCCTTTACGATACCCCAGCTTCAGAACGTAATGGTCCGAATGCCTCACGGTAAAAACTACCAGAACCGCGAGCCGATAGCGGTCGGCGATACCGGGATCGCCCTCTTCTGCGATCGCAGCCTAGATATCTGGTCGAACGGCGACGGGAGCCCTGTCGACCCGAACGACTCGAGATCTCACGACCTAAACGACGCCGTCTTCATCACGGGCCTAGATCCATTCGCGAACGCTATCGACGACGATACGGACGACTATTTCCTCGGAAACGGAAACGGGACGGCTCAGCTTAGATTTACTCAGGACGGGAAAATTCTTATCGGAGGAACGGATTCGGCCTCGCCAGCCGTACTGGGCGACGTACTCGTCACCGCCATGGATGCCCTGATTGGCCAGATTTCGGCGATTATTACCGCGCTTGGGACTGTCCCTCTCGTAGCCGTAACGGGTTCACCGGGAGGAGCCTCTCCGATCAATCCGGCGATTACCGCGCTCCTTTCGACAGCGAGTGGTCAGCTCAGTTCGATCAAGAGTCAGTACTTCGATACGCCATCGACAAATATCGTGTCTCAGCAGACATTCATACAAAGGCTGATCCCGGCCGAAGAGGAGGATTGATGGTTGATCTCAGTATCGATCTCGACAAAACGAGCTCAACTTATCAGGATCTACTGATCGAGAATGGAGATCTCGTCCTTACTTCCGACGCGAATCCAGACGGAACTAATCCAATTCAGCAGGATATTCGCCAGAAGATCGGGACGTTCCTGGGCGAGTGGTTCAATGATAATACGATCGGCGTAGACTACTATGGCCAGATCTTCGTTAAGAATCCGGACCAGTCTAAGGTCGACGCGATCATCCAGAACATCATTAGGACGGCGCCTGGCGTTACGCTTCTGACGTCTTATGCGGCTAGCGTCAATTCGGTAACTCGAGTTTTAACGCTTTCGTTCGTAGCGCAAACCACCCAAGGCCAGGTAGACTACTCTGGAACGGTATCGCCGATCTCGGGGACCACTACGATCGTCCCGGCCCAACCTTCGCCACCGGCGGGAGCATAGCCTAGATGGGAAATACAGTTTTCGGACTTACCGCCGCCGGTTTTATCCCTATGCAGCAGGCGGACGTCGAGAACGATCTTAATGCGGCGCTTAAAGAAGCCTTCGGGGCCAATGTTAACCTCGCGCCGATATCCGTCTTTGGACAGGTCGTCGGGATCTTATCGGAGCGATTCGCCCTTCTCTGGCAACTTGGCGAGGCGATCTACGATTCTCAGTATCCATCCGGAGCCGAAGGGACGTCGGTCGATAATATCCTAGCGCTGAATAACCTCACCAGACTCCCAGAGACGCCTACGATAACGGAAGCCGACGCCCTCACGAACGCGACGACACTAACGACTGAGTGGGGACTTGTGCTCTTTGGAACCGCTGGGACGGTGATTCCAGCGGGTTCGATCATTCAGACGACTGCGACACCTCCTTTAAGCTTCAAGCTTGATGCCGCGGTAACGATTGCCTCAGCGCGGAACGCTGTTCAGAGTGTTTTTTTCGGAAACGTCCCGAACGTAGGAGCCTTCGAGATCTCGATCTTCGATCCTGCCGGAAATCAGCTTACGACACCGTCGATGCCTTATACGATCCTAGGCGCCGTAACGAACCTAGCGATCTCAACGACGCCAGCATCGTCGAGTAACTTTACGCTTATCCTTACTCAGGCTGGGGTAGCTCTCACAACTGGAAATATATCTGCCCCTGGGGCCTACCCAACGGCCGCCGCAATTCAGGCTGCGATCCGGGCGCTCTCCGGCTACTCTGGCGTTACTGTCTCCGGAAGCGGCGGTGGATACCTGATTACCTGGGGATCGATCGCGAATCCACTTCTTACGGTCGGGGCTAATACGACAGGAGCATCGATCACGACGATCGACTCAGTTCAGGCAGCCTTTAATAATATCGAAGATACGGTCGCGAGCCCAAATAACTATCCCTATACCGACGTCGTCGTTACTGGAAGTTTCGCATCCGGATTCGTTTTCAACTTCGGAGCTGGAGTATCGATCGGATCAAACCCGAACTCTCAGATGCAGCAAGAGAGCCTGATGACGATCGCCGTTAATACTTTCCAGAACGGATCGACAGTTACGAATATCAACGTGACGAATACGACGACTGGATCACCGGCGCAAGGAATCGGAAGCGCTACCTGTACTACCGATGGCCCAAGCTTCGTATCCTCTGGAACATTGAGCGTCATCGGATCTCCCGTCTCCGGATGGAGTGCTGTTACGAATCAGCTCGACTGTATAACCGGAACGAACGCCGAAGACGACACTCAGGCGATTGTTAGGAGATCAGAAGAACTCGAGGCTCAGGCGAACGGTCCGATTCAGGCGATCGTAGAGAAGGTTGCGAAGGTCTCCGGGGTAACTCAGGTAAAGGGTTTCGTTAACCTATGGGGTTCAGCGCTTCAGCTTATTACGTGGGCCTCTGTTCCCGCCTCAGGAAGTTACTATA